CTTCTAGCCCACCAGATTGTACCACATCTGAAACTGATCGCAGTCCAGGTTCAATATCAGGACTTAGAAATCCTTTACTCAGATTTTTTGCAACAGGTTCTGAAATCTGAACCATATTTTGTGTACCTAGTTGAGGACCTAATGGATTTGCAACTGACTGTGGAGTTAGATTTGCTGCGACCATGTCACCAAAGCCATCCTGTACTGGACCCATGACAGAAGGAGTGGGTAGCGTACCTTCAGGTACTCCTGATGCTAGAGAAGGTGACGCTACAGTTCCGGTATTAGCAGAAGGATCAAAGTTAATGTTTCTACTAAATACAGCAGCGTTTTGAGGTTGTCCAAACTTTTGAGCAGCCCCTAAAACTTGTCCAGTTATCATTCCAGGTTGACCTTGTCCAACTACTGCTTGTTGTGCAATAAATTCTGGAGAATATCCAAGCTCTGCTAGTTTAGATGCATTAAGACCGCCATATACTGGCGCTCCAGAGGAAATTGCAGCGGTTGCTCCCTCAGATGCAGCCGACCCTATACTAGCTCCACCCGCTGCATCTGGTATTGTAGCAAGTATAGAATCAGCACCACCAGTTAGACCACCCATAATACCAGAGGTAGCTCCTGACATAAGACCACCTATAAGAGCTTGTGTTGGAGACTGTCCAGCAGCTAAACCACCTACAAAAGAACCCACACCAGAACCAATTGCTCCTGCCATAAGACCACTACCTAGAGCAGTACCCGCTCCTGGCAATAATATACTACCAGCTATCGCACCAACAGCAGGTAATAATGATCTAAAACTAAAAGCTTCCGGTAAACCTGTATCTGGATTTACAGTTAGTTGTCCTATACTGGCTAGACCAGCTAATTCATCTGGACGCACATGCAACAGTTCGGTATCGCCATACCGCCCTTGTGCAGCCATCAGCCCTGCTATGCCACTATACGGAGCCTCTTGATTCCTCATCGCTACCATTTATAATTCTCCAAGTTAGATTTGTATATTATACAATAAAAATAAGTTCAGTGCAAAATTAATTAAAGTTTACCCAACCCGTACCGCCTACATATCCTTTAAACTTTCCAGTACTTGCAGAGTATGCTACATCTCCACTTGCTGGTCTTCCTATTTCATTTACACTAACAACAGAATAAATTTTCGTTGATGGTGAAGCTTCAAGCTCTATATCTCTACTCTCTAATAAAAACTTTATCTCTGATGCCCATGAATTAATATCATTATAGAGTTGACGTAATTCTTCATCTGTAATATTATAATTAACAGAGAAGTTAGGATAAGAAAAAGACATTACCTTTTACCTGCTGGTTGAATAGCTACTCGAACACTACCCCATTTCCAAGATGTATTAAGATCAGATGTTGATACTCTAAAGTTAGCCTGTCTTCCTCTTGCCCTCATGTCAATTTTTTGTGTAGCATCTGTTATATCAAAGGGTCCAACTTCTTTTGTAGTTCCTGCAGGATAATCTTTTATATTAATTGAAAATTTAATTGTACCTGTATTAATAGTATAATCAGGAATAATCTTATCGATAAACATAATGTCATCACCATCACCTATATCGATATCAGCAGTTTCAATAAATGATGTTAGTGGTTGACTATCACCAGAGAATACAGAGGTTGGTTCATTGTACCAAATAAACTGTGGGTTAGTTGCTGAAACATTTCCAGTTACTGCTCCTGTAGCAACAGTGTTAAGAAATACGGAGTCATCAATAAAAGTTGTATAGAAGTTAGAACCGTAGACCCAAGTATTCTCCATGTAGTTATATATTACATAACCATCTGGTTCATTAGACCCAGACTTTGGATATAACCAAATGATCTCATGGAACTCTGAATTAAGACCAGCAAACACTTTAGATTTTTGAGTCATATTAAAATCGTCATATAGATATCTACGAATAGTACAATCTAACTTTTTAACTGAACCATCAAACATAAAGAAGTCTGTATCACCCATCCAGTATGTTCTACCGCCTACATCAATAGCTGCATGTGATCCTATCAATCCACAGTTTGTACCAACTTGAGCCATTCTAAATATAAACGGAGGACCAACAAATTGCAGAGTGTAAAGAGCATTATCTGTATAAACTAAAATTGCATTACGTCCTCGTACACCACCAACAATTCTAGTACCATCAATAAGTTGAAGCTCACCTGATGTAGATGATACTGACGGAATCCAGTTAGCATAATCTTCTTGATCTGACCATCTTACAAGAAGAGGATTAAATACTGATGTTGCAAACTCTTCTGTTCCAAGAGCAATCACATGACGATCATTAGGAGATATAACAATACTATTAATTTTTGATGGTGCAGTACCTACAACAGAAGACCTAACCGGCGCTAAACTTGCATTAGCGTCCCAATGAATTAAGTTTCCTCCTTGTCTAGCAGCAAGTAAATCTTCACCAAAGTTATCTAAAGACCATTGTGTTCCTAAGAAAATAATGTTAGAAGATTCTGCTGGTTGATTCCAAGCTCTTTCTCCTGTCGTAGAAACACCTGCATTATATATACCTGCACCGTACCCTAATCCTTGAATTGGATTTGATTGACCTGTAGCTAAAAGAAAGAAAGCAATACCTGAACCTTGATTTGATTCTGTACTAGCAGCTACACTAGTTACACTAATAAAAAAGTTATTTATTCCTTGAACACTTACTACTTCAAATGTAGGTCCACCAAATGAAGATGCAGAAAAGTCTAGTCCATTTGTAGTAAAACCGTTAATAGAAGTATTAGAAAACTCAACGTAATCTCCAACTTTTCTTCCATTATTATTAGAACTCACTTCAATTAAAGGAGAACCAGCAACCGTATCAAAACTCCCTGTAGTTCCTAAGTTACCTATACTAACTGTACTAACTATTGGTGTTACATCATAAGGATAATCATTATAAACAACATACAATTTACTTTCAGTACCATAGCCTAAAAGTTTTTCTGTATTATTATTTGTCCAGGCAAGTAAATCTCTAGCAGTTCCAATAAAAGAAGTATCAATAAATTTTTGATATCCTCTTAAATTTTCTGGCTTACCTTCTCGAAAGCGTACTCGATCTCCATCAAACCATTTACCTTCCTCAGAATACTGAGTAGACTCACGGTGAAATCCCGGCTTTAAATTTAGTCTTTGTAATCTAGAATTAGTGGAGGGCATATATTTTTATCCAAATGAAGAAACTAAAATCATATCAATTGCACTAACACCTCGTACATTATATACCAACATATCAACGGCACTAGATGCGGTAGACAATACAGGAACCTCTGCGTCAGGGAAATTATAACTATCTCCATAAGACAATGTTCTTGATCCAGTACCATCTTGAAAAACATAAATGAATCCACTTTGTCCTGGCTGGGCATTAGCACCATTTCCAAGTGTTCTATTACCAGCCAAAGAAACAAAGAATGTTGTTGCTGTAGATAAGTCTAAAGCAATAGAGGCAGCATCTGTAAGAGTAACCGGAGGTATAACTAGTTGACCATTAAAAGTTGCTGTCGAAACAAATGTAGCAGGACCATTCACACATACATCTGCAGTAAATAATGCACTAGATACTTGCGCTGAATTAGCAGCTATCGAAGTTACAAATATATTTGTTGCTGAAACACTTGTCGCAAAACCAACAGCAGATGCAAAGGCAACTGGTTTATTAAAAGTATTGGCTTCAGTAAAAGTATTTGCTACAGATAGTTTTGCAAAACCTGCGGTTGTATCTGCAGTTAAATAATCTAAACCATAAACAGATACACTATCACATAGAAACATTTTTCTACTACCAGTAGCAACAGTGCTACCTGTACCCGCTGCTGTTTTTAATGTGATGGCAGCAGAATTTTGTCTGGTTGTTTTATCATTAATAACATAACTCTTAGACTTTTGTGGAACAAGAACATTTAGACTAGCAGAGACTGTTCCTGAAAGTTCTAGAAAAGGACTGCGAGATTGATCTGTCGTTCCATCATTAGCTGTTAGAGTTACATCCGCACTAGATACAACAACTGTCGTATAAGCAGCAATAGCTTCGTCTACTAGATCAATAACATTTTGATTTAGAATTGTACCCCAGCTATTAGGATTTTCGCCATCTCCCTGCTTCTCTAGTCTAATCCTAGTTGTGTAACTACTTACCATTCTTATATTCCTTTTTCGTTCTCTAAAACTATTGTGTAAACTGGTATACTTCCAAGAAGAAAAACTTTTCTAACACTAAAAAGTTTCCCCTCTGTATCTACAAAATTATTATAAATTGTATTTGTTACCCCTGGAATAGGTTCTTCGTTTAATACACATTCACCTTCTATTAGATATTTTCTAAGAACATAATCATGTTCTTCTTCTGATGTTGTTTGTGCTTCTGCTATCTCTACAATAGCTTCTTGAGAGTGACAAAAATTCCAAATCAAAACATGATGTGCATTAACAGCAGAAGCTGTCAAGAATACTATTAAAAAAACTATATATTTTATCATTATAATCAACTTTATATTAGTTAATAAACTTTTGTAAAGAATCTCCATACTTATCTTTAAGTAGATCAGTACTAGTAGAAGTATCTCCTGCGTAAATAATATTATTTTTATTATCTATTCCTAAAGAATGACCCCATCTTACTTTAAGTGAACCAATTTTTAGTTTGTTGTCTCTATAATCTTCATCAGATGTATAATCATATATATAATCTTTTGCTGTAAACTTATAGCTTTGTAATGTATCTTTAAGTTTTTTATCAGGATTTAGTATAGACCATTTTTGAAAATTATCTGTTCTAAAGAAATGACGGACATTATCTATATTATTATTATTTTTAACCATAGCTAATGAACGATGAGATACTTCTTCCCATTTTAAATTAAAATTCCACCACCAAAATAAATCTTTAATAGACGAGATTGTATATGGGCATTTAGAATTAAACAGTTTAATATCCTCAATATTATTAGGATATTTATCTTGAATAAACTCATCTGCTGTCATTTTTAATACTTCAGGATGAGCTATAAATCCTGATGATCCAAAAAGTTGATCACCACATTCTCCTGTAATTGTTAAACCTTTATCTAAATTATCTGCAATATGTTTTAAAACTGGAGAAGAAAAAGGTTTATCCATATAATATTTATTATCATCTTGATCTGGCATTAAGACTTCTTCTGTTTGAATCTTATCTTTAATATAATTATTCCAAAATAAAGAATACTCTTCAATAGAATTTGAAGTATAAATAATTTTTAATCTATCATGCCAATCAGAAGGTTTACTTTTTAGTAAACTTACCAGAGCTACTGTACTATCTATTCCTCCACTCCAATATACTTTTAATTCTTTATCTTCATTCCAAAGCTCTACACCTTTTTCATCTGCTACTTCTGAAAAAGATTTTGTAAATCCTGTTGCATCAGGTATAGGGCTTCCTTCTAATTTTAAGTTACTTGTTAAAGTATTTGTTCTATCATTTGGAGTCCAAAGACAATGAATAGCTTCTCCGATTAAATCTAGTGTTGTGCTTTTATATTCTCCTGATCCAACTCTTAAAAAATCTGGACGAGCAATAATAAGTTTATCACCTAATACATCTGTTGACTTATCTGTTGAAGATTCATTTTCAAAATTAAATATACTTGTAAATTTATCTAAAACTTTAATGCTACAATTAATATCTAAATAATGAAATACATTCTTAATTTGTCCTACACCTACAGCAGTATGTAAAAGAATTGAACATTCTACACATTCTTTTTCAGGTGTAGGATTAATAAATATATCTTGATCATTTAATATATCTACACAAGTTTGCGGATCAGAAGCATTTAAAATTTCTTGTCTTTTAGTTTTATATAAGTCTTCAACAAATAATCTAGATGCATTTGTTTTAAACTGATCTAATGCATCAGTGGCTTTATCTTCTACTGTATCTCCTAAAATAGTAGTTGCTTGATCTGTAGTTATTTCTGATCGAAGAAACTGTTCAACTTGTGTAATACTCTTAGGCTCTGGAAAATACCAATCTCTATTTCTTATATACTGCTTATCAAATCTTTCTAGCACAACCTTTTTAACAGTCAATAAATCTTTCCACTGCTCTTCAAAAGCTGTTTTAGCTTCATTAAGAACCATAATTTTTAAACCAATATCAGAAGGTGACTTGTCACTTCCTGGTAAAGGATTGTCTCTCTTTTTTAATACTAGACTCATTCTGTAAAACTTTCTTCCAATTGATGAAGTTGCACTATTACTCTAACCTGTTCTTTAGAATATGCAAAACAACCATAAAAGACAAAACACAAACCTAAAACTTTAAACGTACTTATTATATATTTTTTATACTGCATGAGTTCCTAACATCATAGGATGGTTAAACTCGTCATTAGTACTAGACCATATATGCATTGGAACAACAATTAAATCTTGATCATCTGTTTCAAAGTGATGTGGCTCCATAGCATGTAAGATTAAAGTTTCTCCTTCAACTAATTTATGTTTCTCTATATTAGAACCCACACCTGAAACTGCTGTACCGCTTCCTGATAAAACATATACCACTCTATCTGTCGAATGAATATGATGTTTTTGTTCTGAACATCCGGCGGGTATCTTTAATAGCTGCATACAAGGATCACCGGATCGAATTGGAGGTAAAATATTATTAGTACTGCATCCATTAATATAAGGTAAATAGGTATTTAAATTAATTTGAGCAGTTCTACTCGGTGGTGTATACCCATATATAGTAATAATAACTTCACCAAAACATGTACCCCAATTTTGAATTGATACACTTTCTTTATTAATAATCCATGCTGAACTATTTTTAGGTATTTTATATTGGTTTCCTGTGTTATCTACTTGGTAATAGTATAAACTATTTTGAGGTGCAATGTAAGTATGATTGTTTAAAAATAACATCTATGATGTAGCTCCAAAGACACTTCCATTATTTGTTACATTTACTGTTGCACCTGAATTTAATCTAACTGCTTTTCCTGCTAATCCTCCTGATCCACCTGATCCTATAACTCTACAGTTTACATTTCCACCAGGACCACTGCCCCCGCTACCACCATTACCTACATTACCCCAAGTTCCACCTGTTCCTCCTGCTGAAGCTGCACCTGAAGAACCACCCGTTGCACTATTTGTGGGAGGATTATCAATACTTGCACCAGCACCTCCAGCACCCCCTGCTAAATTAGTACAGTTACTACAAGTATCTTCTTCGTCATTATAAGTAGCACAACTACGGAAACCACCACCACCGCCGCCACCGCCACCACCACCAGCTATGGTTGCACCGGAATTATTTCTAACGCTTGCTGAAATATTCTCTAAGCTAATTGCATCTCCACCATCTTCAGCAGCACCGCCATTACCACCACTATTACTACCACCACCACCACCTTGTCCACCTCTGCCAATAATATTACCATTATTAATTAAGGTAAAATTACTTCCTGTGACAAGATGAGCAGTGAATGCTGGTACATTTATAACTTGACTAAAAACATTTACACCACTATTAATAATAACTGTTGCGTCAATAGGGTCTATACCGTTCCAATCAAAACTACCTTGCAACACATTAGACAGATTATAATTTTCTGTATCTGAAGATATAGTTAATGACGGACCTGAAAGTCTTCTGTTTGCAAAAAATAAAAATGGCATCAATTAATTCCTATTTAACTTGTGGCTCCGAAAACATTTCCAGAATTATTAAAAGTATTAGTCGCACCCGAACCAACATTAATTGCTTTACCCGCTGCTCCTCCAGCACCACCTGCTTGGCTTGTTATACAAGGTGCTGGTCCTGATACACTACCTGCCGCTCCAGCCGCACCGGCAAGTCCCCAACCACCGCCATCACCGCCTCTTCCTCCACTTCCTCCTGAAGTACCACTTGATGGTGAATTAGTAGCAGGAGTATCGAAACTTGCTCCTATTCCACCGTTATTACCAGCAAAATTTGATTGACCACTACATGCGCCGGTTTCGTCATTATAAGTTCCTCCGGTTCGGCCACCGCCGCCGCCTCCACCGCCACCGCCTCCTCCAGCGATATTAGCTCCTGAAGCATTATTAATTATTCCAGTTAGATTACTTAATTCTATAGCGTTACCACCATCTGCACCTGCAGCACCAGCGCCATTAGAGGCACCACCACCACCTTGCGCTCCACCATGAGCAGCTATAGTTCCTGAGTTATTTATAGTTAGATTACTACCGGATACTAATGTGGCTGCAATAGCAGGTGTAGATGCTACAGATGCTCTAATATTTACACCTGAACCAATATTAAGTGTAACATTAATAGCAGTAGACCCATCCCAACTATAATTATTTGTAAGGTCATTAGCTAAATTATAATCAGTTGTATTAGAAGAAAGTGTAATAACAGTTCCAGTAGCAAATACTGTAGTACCACCTTGAACTATAGGTAGTGGAAAAGTCATGTTACTGTAGTGCCTTTACGGTTAGCATTGAAAATGTAGTTGAACCATCATTTATTCTTGTAATATAAAAGAAAAATTCATGTCCATTTGTAGTTGTTATAGTATCTCCATCTGTAACAGTATAACCAGAAGTAGTTATAGTTCCTGCACTAGCATTGTTTTTATATAAAATTACCATCGTACAATTTTTAGCAGGAACACCTAATGTATGAGCGCCCCCATTAGTTGCAAACTGAAAATTGCCATCATCCACATCAGGAGTGTATGTACCACTAGATTTAGTACCTGCACTATGAGCAGCCGCACTAAATCCTGCAGTTAATTCATCTGCAGTATCAGCCTTTAATATGTCTGCATCAAAAGCCTCAACGTCACTTCCAATGGCTACGCCAAGATTTGTTCTAGCAGTGCCAGCATTATTTAAATCTGAAAGGTTACTAGCAATAGCTAATCTAGTTCCAACACTTGTTGCTAGTGTTGCAGACAATGCTACCGCAAAGTCACTAACAGAAGTTATGCGAGTATTAGCTGTTCCAATGCTGGTTGCAAGTGTAGCAGAAAGATTTGTAATAACTGTATTAACAGATGTTATAGCTCCTGTTCTATTACCAATACTGGTAGCCAAAGTTGCAGACAGTGCAACTGCATAATCACTAACAGAAGTTATACGAGTGTTTGCAGTTCCAATGCTTGTAGCAAGAGCAGCAGATACAGTAGCTAATTGTGAAGGTGTTATAAAACCTGAACCATCTCCAATAACACTATTGATAGAAGTAATAGCAGCAGTTCTATTTCCAATACTGGTAGCCATTGTAGCTGAAAGAGCAACTGCAAAGTCACTAACAGATGTTATGCGAGTGTTTGCAGTTCCTATACTAGTAGCCATTGTAGCTGAAAGAGCTACTGCATAATCACTTACAGATGTTATGCGAGTATTAGCTGTTCCGATACTAGTAGCCATTGTAGCTGAGAGAGCAACTGCGAAGTCACTAACAGATGTTATTCTTGTATTAGCTGTAGCAATACTAGTAGCTAAAGCAGCAGATACAGTTGCTAGTTCTGCGCTAGTAGCGAAATTACCACCATCACCTATAATAGAATTAATACTTGTTATAGCATCAAGATTAGTTTTTGTAAGAGCGGATACAGCAGCAACTTCTGTTACATTTGCGGCTGATACTCCTGCCATTAATAGTTCGTCAGAATCAATATTAGTAGCACTTAAAATTCCAAAGACTGCAGACCCTGTTGCTGCAAAAGCAGTGCTAACAGAAACTGTACCAAAGTTTTGATCAGCAGATACAGCTATAACTCCACTGACAGGAATAGAGCCAGATACAGCCCCACCAACTGTCATTTTAATACCTGTACCAGCATCAACTTGTTTTACAGTACCACCTTCAGCAGAGGGAACATTTGTTAGATTACGTCCATCTCCTACAAAAAATGCAGCAGAAACAATTCCTGTAATCGTTGCCGCAGATGCAGAAACTTTAGCAACATGAATTGTAGTACCAGATAGGCTAACAGCAACAGTTGGATTACCTTCCGTACCGTTTGCATTTGTAATTGCAATACCTGCTCCAGCGGTTAGTGTTCTACCTAAAGCATTACCTCCACTAACTGCAACAATCCCTGTTATACCCGTAAGATCAGTAATAGCATTAATGGCTGATGCATTGGCTGTAATCGCTTCACCGTTAAGTTTAAATGTTCCATTAACATCTACAGCACTTTTACTTAACTTTAAAGCTGAGTTTTCTCCTGATCCATCTTGAACAGATTGTTCTGTTGAGGTTAAACCATCATTACCTGATCCAACTTGCAGGAGTTGTTTATATGTATTTGCAATTAAATTTCCAGTAAGTGTACTCATTAAACCTGATTCCATTCAGTTGTTTCATTTTCCCATTCAGTATCCGCTGCTTGCCAAGCAATATTTCTATCATTATTAGACGGAGGTCTGGGATTACGAAGTGTTTCGTCATCTCTTACATTAGGTGTTTTATTCTGCGGATGATTTTTTAAATCATACTGACCTTCCCAATCAGTTGGACAAACCATCATTCCATAACTATTCATTCGTAATACTCTTAGAGGATATTCAAATCCACAAGTATCACAGATACCTTTAGCATTTTTATTTGTTGCCATATTAACAACTCACTTTAAATATAACCGAGTCGAGGCTTAATAAACATACTAGCTCTTTCTTTGTCTTCAATATTTGCTCTTTCAAGAAGTTCTTCATAGTTTTGTTTTAACATAGTTATTCTACCTGGATCAACATTCGGTCTTTTCATTGACATATAATAAGCAAGACCTGCTGTTAAACAAGGAAGAAATCTTTTAGAAATATCAGCGTTCTGTCCCGCAGATTTATCAATATCTTGGAACTCGCTAATCTTTTCTACTTTTAATTTGTCTGTTGAATTTTCAGGAATAGGCCAGAGGAATATAGTTGGATTATCTCTGTCTCTCTTTACAGTAAACTGTGTTGGTCTACCTGTCTGTCCTTTTCTTGGAACTTGCAAATATTCTTCATAAGAAATACGAGATAAAGGAAGATCAGTATTATCTCTATTTAATATAACTTGAAGAGTATCAATAGTTGAATCACTAAGAGGATATGAGGTAGTGCTAGTTGTAAGAGAAATAACAGATGTTTCTGTTGTCCATAAAAGAATTTCTCTATTCTGCCAATCTTTTAACATTAAATTTAAAGAGCGACGAGCAGAAGCCGGTTCATGTCCTAGAGTTTGTTCTCCACCAATCATCTCCATTGCTTCTTGAATAACGTCATCAATATCTAAATTGAACGTAAATGTTCCACTAGTCGCCATTTAACTTATCCCTTTTTGCGTTTATAAGATATAACTTTTTTCTTACGCTTTTTCTTTTGAGGAGGCTTTGTAATTTGCTGTCCTACATTTGATCTACCAATAGCCATGCTACTTAACACTTCCATCTTTTTCTAGCTTGCCTAAGTCTTGAGTTAGGATTCTTAGCGGCTTTAGGAAACTTCTTCATTTGTCCTGCTGATCTAGCGCAATAACTTTTACGTCTTGCTGCTCTTTTACCAGTAGGTTTAGATTCAGTAACGGCTGTTTTAAGTTTACTACCAGGATTTTGTCTGCGGTATTTAGCTACTCCTTTAGCAGTTAGACCAGCACCAGATTTAGTAGGACGTTTATGACCACCACCTATAGTCATTCCCTTCATACCTGTACCTTTGCGTACACTTTTCTTTTTTGTTCTTACTGCCATTCTATGCCTATTTACCTTTCATAGCTTTACCAAAACCTCTTTTAGCTATCCCACATCCTCTTGGTTTAATTGAACCACCTTTAGATTTAAAAGTTTTAACCATCGTAGGCTTACCCCCTACACCTTGAGGTTTAGCTCTCTTTCTTTTAACAGCAGACTTCTTCTCAGAAGCTGACATACTTTTTGCTTTAGCAAGTGGTACACACTTAGGATATTTTCTTTTACTTCCTTTTGTAGACTTTCTACCACAAGGTTGATACTTACCATTCTTTTTTGGCGCACCTATGTCAACCCACTTCTCGCCTACCCATTCTCTAAGACCACCACCCTTTTTCTTTTTAACAGCCTTTTTCTTTTTCTTTCCACCAGGAGTTACCTTGCCACTGCAAACTGCAGACGCATACATATTAGCATAAGCAGATGGATAAACATCAAACTTTCTTTTTGCTGCTGCCTTTCCTTTCGGACAAAGTTTAGCCATATTACTTTTTCCTTGACTTTTTAGCTTTAGTTAGTGCTATTGCAATTGCTTGCTTCTTAGGATACTTTTCTTTTTTAAGTTTTTTTATATTAGAACTAATAGTCTTTTTACTTGATCCTTTTTTAAGAGGCATTACATTCCTCGTTTCTTATATGGTCCTTTACCAAAACCTCTTTGTGCAGTTCCACAACCTAAAGGCTTACTAACCTTACCACCCTTTTTCATATATCCCATTTTATTACGAACTGGTGTCGGAAGTTTAGATAGACCTGGATTCTTTTTAGAAACTTGTTTTAATGTTTTTCCTACCTTACCTCCTTTAGACTTCTCGGCTCTAGGACCACCTCTTTTTTTCATGTCTGCAATAGAAGCTTTAAGGTCTGTTTTTTGTCGAGTTAATTTTATCATCTTGTTGGCAGAGCCTGTAGTCAAATCTTTTGAAGATTCTTCTTTTATACGAGAAGATACACTTTCTAATTCTCTTTCTTTTCTTTTTAAAGCTTTATCAAATTCATTTGCTTTAAAAGCTGCCCTTTTTCCTGGTGCCATTCCAGCATCTACATCATCTGGTGAAACACCTGCAGGTTGTTCTAGATCAGCCATATCCTTTTTTCCAGCTTTTGCAGCTTTTCTTTCAGTTGGACCATTACCGGGAGGTCTTTTTCCACCTCCTGCTGCTGGTCTAGGCGTACCTTTCTTTTTAGCAGCTTTGCCGAAAGCTTTTTCTCTTAACTCTTTAGCTTCTGCTTCAAGTACTTTTAATTGTTTTTCCTGCCTCTTTTTCTTCTCTAACTCTTCTTTTGCAGTTAGAGGTTTACTCTTCTTACCAATTCCTTTTCGGGGTTTTATAGCTTTCCTTTTAGCCGCTGCTCTTATAAATCCTCTCATCTTATATCTCCTTTAAGACTTTTGTACAGCACCAGCACCTCGCATGGCTTTGCCACACCCTCTGCCAATACCTTTACTCTTACCTTTACCAACTTTTCCACCTTTGAAAAGTCCTTCAAAACCACCTAATGATCGTAACTCATCTTCTAAAGCTTTTATATCAACATTACCATCATCGCCTCGCATCATTCTCTGACCTACATCTGCACCAGATGAGTAGGTTCCTTTATTAGTAACCTGACCCTTTCTTCCAATACCAGCTAAACCAGATGTTACCATACGTCGAAGTTGTGCTGTAGACATATCATCTCTTGATGGAGGAAGTTCTCTTGATCTTGCAGGAGCATTAATTGAAAGTCTTTCTTCAGAGGTTGCACCTGCTCTAGGCGTTTCGCCTCCACTGCTTTCAGACATTTCTCGTTTCTGTTGTTTAATCAAACGATCCAACTCGCCCTGTTCAGACTTGCTTCTTTTTGGTTCAGCTTTCTTCTTAGCTGTTTTTTTCTTAACAGGTTTCTTTTTAGAAGAAGATTCTTTCTTTGCAAGCTTCTCAGCTTCTGCACGGGAAATATCTTTTGATTCCATCAACTCTTTAACTTTATTAGAAGGACGACCCTTTTTACTCTTACGACCTCTTTTTAAACCTGCTCGTACTAAACCTCTTGGCATCTCTACCTCCTATTGAAAAAATATTTCTTTAATTGAATTATAGTTATTTAAAAAAGTTTCTTTTGTTAAGACTTTACCATTATTTAATCTAAGTATCCTAAGTATAGGGTCTGGATCTCGATGAACTTCACCTTTTTGATGAGGTAGTTGATTAGAGTAATTAATAATAGATTGATCTTTGTAAAAAGATAACATGTAATTAATCATTTCTGTATTACGACCATGCTCTGGCTTAATATATCTTCCCTGCTCTAAACAAGTATGCAACATGTATTTTTGAAACTTATCACTATGGTAAAAAGAAAAAACATTATCTGCTCTATCAACTGAAACTTTAGGCATTAAATACCAAGGTCCGATAACTCTATCCGTATATGCAAAATTAAATTTAATCCACCATAAAATTTTTAACGGATCATTTTTAATATTTATTGGTGCCGCTTCAATAAAATCAGTTAATTCTTCAACAACTATTTCACTATCACACTCTAATATTCCGTCTGCAATATCTTTTATTAATTCTTGCCAAGACTTATTTTTATATACATCATTTAAAATATCAGGCCATTTATCTGTTACTAAACCATGATAATAGCTATCATTATGAACTGTACCGTTTGATAATGTATTACCAGGATGACCTATAACTGATACAGAATCTTTTGGATGAAGCTCAGTGTTATTAAGCAATCTATACCTATGATTATTATCAACTATAAATTTAAACAAAGCAGGATTGAATTGATTTAAAGCCTTTCTATTTTTTGTATCTTCGTCAAAAGTAAATACCGCTCTAATTTTATTTTTGTTGCAATTCTGTAAAAATCCTGCGTACATTGCTGCAGAATCAAAACCACCTGAAAGAAAAACATCAATATATTTACTACCAGATAAAGAATTAATTGTGTTAATTTTATCTTCAATACAGTCAATTAAGTTTACTTCTTCTATTTCTGTTGGTATTTTAAGTTTATATTTAGGATCAACCTTATATAAATTTTTTAAAGTTCCTGTCCTATCAAGAGGCTCAGATGGTGATCTACCTAAAAAATATAATAAAAACTTGTACCACTCTGGATATTCTAGAACTCTAAAGAATTTATATAAAGCTTTAGAATGTAACTTAATAACTGCCAGTTCAGACATAGCTAAACAGAATAATCGTACTCTTTATTGTCAATAACAACTGGACTCGTTGTAACAGCAGTCTTATTAGCAGCCGGTCCCTTTCTAGCCGCACCATAACCTTGTCCAGTAGGTCTACCTGTACATTCTAGTTTCTCTTCTTTATAACGCTTAAAACCTTTTGCGTCATAAGAATAAATTTTATTATTAATAAGTGGCATAAGTATTCTCCTTAGTTAGACCCTTGGACTAAAGTGTTAGCTGATCCAGCAGGGCTTGCGTTGTTCTCCATATTATCTTGACGATTTCTTCTAGCTTGATTGCGTAGTCCTTCTATAGCGCCTCTGTATTCATTTGTAAAAATAGCACTGAAGTTTGAATCTTTCATAAATAAACATGCTTCAATCATAGAAGCATAAAATAAAGCATCATAGCAGAAGTCTGTAAAATAATTTGTAGGGGCTGCAGAAGTAAGTGTGGTTGGTCTTGCTACATAGAGAACTTCACCCTGATAAGCTGAAGTCGGCGTAGGAGCCACATGTATAGCTGAGTTATTACGAATTGAATAGTACTTTGGAACGCCTGTTGATGTATCAGCATAGGGCCAATAATCATTTAAAAATTCTTCAGTCCGTTGAAGTAGATTAATTTTACTTCCACTTGCTCTTAGATTAACATGCCTAATAATTCTTGTATCGTCTGCAACAGAAACAACTTGACTACTCACAGCACAAGCAATAGAAACAGATGTATTCAAACCAATATCATCTAATTCTTTTATTAATCTGTTCTCTGCCTTGTTTACAAATCTTGGAATCTGGTCAACAAAATCTGTGCCTGTATTTTCAGACGTATTAATAATATCATTTACAAGGTAGGTATAATCAACCATAAGCTTTATCCATAGTAAATATAAAATTTGCCGCCAGCACTAGCTCCAGCCAATGACACTTTACCGCTACACTTAACACCTACTTCATTTAGATATACATTATCCATTACGTTAGTACCTAGTGCAGCATGTTTTATTTTAGGTCCGTTTTGATCACCTACAATTATTTCAGATGCTGTTGATACAGCCAAGGAATAAACTTGTATTCTAGTATCAGCAACTGTAACACTTGATATAGCATCTACAAAAAGACCATTACCTCCAGCACCACCAGTAACTTGAGCTAATCGAATATTTGACATATTTATCTCCAATCAGAATAAGAGGAGAGATTTCTCTCTCCTCTCACCCTAGTTTTAGTTACCTTGATTACCAAAGAAACCTCTCCAATCGGACCAACCAAAACTATAACGCTCTCTAGCTTTAAAGCGAAGGTTGCCGGTATCGAAGTCAGGCTCCATTTTAGTTTGCAACGGTGAACGAACAAACATCTTAGTGCCGTTAGGAACATTCGTCTTAACGAACCAAGCATCTGTATCAGTGAATCGACGGTTGATAAACACACCCTTCGGAAGCATAGACATGCTTTGAATGGAGTTTACATCATTCCATCCCGCTGGGTTGGTAGCAGCTTGTGATCCACCAAGAGCGGAAACCGTACCAGAAGCAGGAATAAGAGTGGAGTTCAACAACGAGTTCGACGTTGCCCAGTTATCAGGAGCAACATGAAGTGATTCCGCACTTCCACCTGTCAAAATTCCCCGATCATCCTTAATCTTTTGGATGGTCGTAAGAGCCGCTTCAAGAGAAGCAAAAGACAGATCAGCCGCCGTAAGTATGTTAGATTGCGTACCGTCTACAGTTGGATGGGACGCACTGAAAAGCGGTTGTCCATCACCACCTGCATAAGCAGCATTAAAGCCTTGGTTGAAAACATCCGCACCTTTTACTTGCTTGGTATTACCCATTGCTCTCGCAAGAGACTTAGAGCGCAACTTTGCAAACGTATCATACAGATTGTCTTCCATAGCTTCTTCTGTAACTGCAAAAGCAAGCGAAATCGTTTCGTTAGTATAACGAGCAACATAGCTTTCACTAGCCTCATCATATGTAACAGCAGCGCCTTCCGCTTTTACTGGAGCATTACCGAAGCCTGTAAACAAGACTTCTTCTTCAAATGCACGGTCTGAATTTTCAATTTCAAACAAAGGTGCATGTTCATTTTCTACTTCGCCATATTCTAAACCAAAAATAGCATTTAGACCAGGAAGTAGTTCTTTAGAAATACTAGCTCTATTAATAGCCATAATTAAACCTCCCTACTAAATGCCAGACGGTGCGGAAAGCTTCGCATCGACATGTTTAACAATACGAACTTCAACAACTGGGAATGCTCTCTCTGCAGAAACAGCGATATCATTACCTGGAACATCCTCGACACCAATAGCTCTTACTGGAAGAATAGTAGTGTTACGAGTTGCAGCCTTAATACCAAAGCCTGACTGACCCGTAAAGGTACTGCCAGCGCCAAGAGTTAGACCAAAGTTTACAGTGTTGATATCACCGGCACTGATCGTAGCATCCGCTTGGATGAAATACGTTGTGGCGGGGTTGGTGTTTACCATTGCTTTAATGTTAGAAGCACTGGTATTTGCCGGCCAATACTGAGCGAAATTAGGCTCACCATTGGTTTCGTAGTAAACTCCCTGAAAGACACCGACCGCAAAGTCAGCATCTGCCGAAACAGGTTCAATATTACCTAGAGAGGTTTTTACCAAGTCACCCGTGAAGATTGATCTTGCATCAGCAGAAGCGATGGGAAGTTCGTCAACACCAGTGGAGTTAGTACCTGAACCACGTTTACGAGCGGGAAGGAAGCCACGAAGATTTTTTGTGTCAGACATAATGTCTATCCTTTCCTAAGTTATACCGTTCCCTGTTTTATTCTTGAAAGCTTGGTCGCCTTCCTCTAGTAACAGATGAACGATTGTTGTTTGTAATAGGCATACGAGAATCAGAAGCACCTTCTAGTTGCGAATTAACCGCATCTATAAGTTCTTTACTCTTCGTCTCATAATACCGTTTACGAGCAGCAAGCTTGCCAAGGGGCATTTTAGCCAAAGCTAAGTCTCCACGACAGACTGTACCAGCATACCGCCCACCCTCTTGAACGATAGAGGACATGGATAATTCAGGAACTTCTTCAGGGTCTACAAAAGTCCAACCTTCTGACTGCTTCTTACCAACATTTTGATAATCGTCTTGGTTGCGTAATGTAATGCGAATCCATCGTAGACCCATTCCCTCATTTTCAAAACGTCTATATACGCTATCAGGAATCTGTAGAGCATCTGGCTCTTCGTAAGTCCACTCTGTTTCTTCTCTCGAATTGTGTTCTCTCGTATCAATGCTACGTTCTTTAGTTTCTTTCCGTGTATTCATTTTACTATACTCCACGCTTAAATGTTATATCTGTATATTCACCGTCTGATTTGTCAACCTTTAGTTTTTCAGCGGCATATACCTCAAGTGGTATGTTCCATTTCTGTGCTAGTCTTACATCTTCTTGAGATAGCTTCACTTTCTTATTAGAACTGGTGGGACTGCGTGATGTTCCTGCCACCACCTGAGAGGGTTGTTGAATTGTTCCGGTATCAACATTCTCGTTCTTTTCTTCTTGATCAAACTTATGAGGAAATTCAGTTCTCAATCTTCGATCAATCTCATTATAAAAATCCTGTTCTTGAGGATCATAACCTGTTTGCTTTAATTCTGAATCAATTGCATAAGCTGCTGCTGTCATAACAGAATCTTTTCCAAACCATTCATTTTCTTGCGCCCAATCTACAGCCATTGCATCTGGCTTTTGAGGAGCTTGAGGGGCTTGTGGTTGTGTAGCACCAGCTTCTTGTTTCTTTTCATAATCTTCTAAAGCATATTGATGTCGTTTAATATCATCAATATTTGTTGATGCTCTTTGAAGAACATCTAAAGCTGCTAGAGTTCTTTCAGGATCACCTGAATTATAAGCTTCAATGTAATCATTTTTAGCTAATGACATCTGTTCTTCTAATTGTTTTTGTGAAACAGAGCTATTAACTTTTTGCGTATCAACGTAGGTTTTTTCCATGCTCCTTAAATTAGTTTCTAAATTTTCTTTTTCTTGTAGTAGAGCTTGGATACGTTCATCTCTTTCTTTTCTTTGTCGAACAAGGTTTCTTATTCTTTTTTGTGCGCCTGATGTTTCTATTCCATCAAGCTCTTGAATAGGTTCTTTTTTTGGTTCTTCTAATTCTTGTTTAGGTTTTGTGATCTCCTCTGCTGGTTTAGTTTCAGTAGATAGCTCAACCACCTCCTTTTCTTTAGAATCATTCTCAACTTCAAAATCAACCCCATCTGGAATTGTAACGTCACTCCATCCCGATTCGTCTTTATTCATTAAATTTTCCTTTATACGCTGCTTCGACACAGGCGGTTACGAATAACTAATTATACAATATAATCTTAATTGGTGCAACTATTCTAACTAGATAAATTAAAAGTAGGGTCTAAATCTTTTGGATTTTCAACTCGCATAATAATTTGATCATCATACAAAAGAAGTAATTTAATTCCTTTGTAATGAAGTTTAATACCTGCATTTTTTCCGTAGCACACATAGTCATCTGTTTCACACCACGGTGGTCCGGTAAACTTATTAGCATCTTTATATGCTTGATCACCGACTTTTAGAACCTTTCCAACAGTTGTTAGATAGGCAATATCATCTCTTGTAGAGTCTGGTAAAAAGATACCTCCTTTTGTTTTTGGCTTAACCGAGATAGGTCTAACTAAAACATGAAAACCAGGGATATCTGGTAGTACTTCAGGATCAGGAATGTCTTCTTCAAATCCTGTAATCCATTGATCATTCTGAATAGCTTTATTTAAAGCTTGAACTTGCATGGTTAATTCTCCTCATCATCATAGTATCGTTTTTTTACAATTGAAAGAATATTACTTTTTGCCCATGAAATTCCAGAATGGAACCCTACTAATTCTTTATATGTTGCGTAATCGGAAGCTCCTCCTTCCGATAAATTACTTTTGATTGATTCTAATTCTTTATCATATGAATCAACAATCTCGTCCCATAAATTCATTTATACAACTATCACTCCAATAATGAATGATGCTACACCTACAATTAAAACTTTTTTCCATATACCACAAGGAGATTGATGCCCTTCAGGTAGACAGTTGCAGGAACCGCATCCCACAACATTTTTAAATTTAGTCCAATACTTATTAATTTTCTCTTTAATTTTTCTAATTCGTTTTCGCATTGCTCAAGTCCTTTATAAGATTTGTAACAGTTTTCATGCTTTCCGATTCTATTTTTGTATCGGATGATAATTGATTTCCAGCTAATCTTGTAAGAAGTTCTGCAGCTTTATACGCATTATTATCGTCTAGCTTCTGTTCCTCTAAGGCTCCCTTCAACAAAGTCTCAATTGCTTTAGCTGCCTGTTCAGATTGATTCATCTCCATATCGGCTGCAAGTTTTTGTTGTTCCTTAGTACCTTCTCCAATATACTTAATAACAATTTCATTCTCGTCAATATCTAATTCTCTATTTTTCAATGCGGCACTAGCAGCATCTTTAGCCATCTGTGCTTGTAACTTATCTCGCTCAACTTGAAGTTTCATGTTTTCAATTTCAACAAGTTGCTGCTCCGGTGTTGGCTGCATCATCTGTGGATTATTAGCCTGAAGAACTTGTTGGGCAGCTTGAGCCATAGCAAACTCAACCATGTCTGGCGTAATAGGCTGACCTTCCGGTACTTGATCTTTCATAGTTAGAGCAACACCCTCAATCTGTTCTTTATACTTCATAACAATATGTTCTTGAATATTAGCTTGCAATACAGGAACAACTGCTGCCATTAAAGGTTGACCACCACCCATAGGGTCTTGCATGAAAGCCATCTTAACTTGAATATGTGCGTCATGGTTTTGACCTGGAAAAGCTCCAATAGGTTTACCCTTAATTGCAACTTGAATATCTGATAGAGGATCAAGAGGTTTAGGCTTTTCTTCAGGTGGAAGTATTAGATCAAGATTAGGCATGTTAGCTGCCTGAAGAATTGTTCTATTCAATTCTTCCATATTAAACATACCAGGAGGAGCTTGTTGGGCTAACTGTAAAGCTAACTGAGACAACATCATTCGATGAGCATTAGAAGGAATATTTGGGTCGCTTACTGGGACAATATCTACTCTTCCATCAAAATCTCTTTTTAGAACTTGTCGTGATACTCCCGGCACCTCAAATGGATATTCATTAGGCAGGTAGTCATAATTAATCTGCGCTAATATTTTTAATTCTTCTCGTTGTGAATTGTGAAGCCTTTTATGAATAGCTGAGAAAAATTTACTACTGGCTTCCAGCAGCGCCATCGTAGTACCTACGGGACCATAAGAGGCGGCGTCAGATACTACCTGTTCTGTTGTGTCAGCAAACTTCTGTCCAGCACCAATAACAAAATTGAGCATAGAGAGAAGAGTATTGGATGGCTCTTTATAAGGCAGCGGAACAATAGACTTAGATAAGTCCATTCCCGTTGCCTCAACTTCTTTAAACTCACCAGGAGATATTGGATCATTATCACCAACAATTCTAACTCCTTTGGCTTTAAAGCCTCCTGGTAGATTAGCAAATTGACCCGCATCCACTAACGCTCTCATAGCTGCCGTAGCAGTCATCGTTAGATTACCAAGGAAATGGATCAATCCTAACCCATAGAAACCAAAGCCTGGAACATATTTGTAATGAACAAAGTGCATTACTTTTTGTCTTGTTTTATCGTCAGGTCGATAGTTTCTACGAATACTAAGAATTTGTTTTGATTGTTCTTCTAGTGTCACAATATAAGGAAGGGACACACCCTCTTCATGTTCAGGGTCTTCCGGTAATTCGAGATAACAGTGTTGCTCTAAAAGAACATACTGATAATCAGAATCAGTTGTCTGAGCAATACCTAATACTGTATCTAGTTTAGTTGCCATAGATGATTGTTCAGGAACATAAGCTTCTGGCAAATCAATGTCTCGATACATACCCGCATCAATTTCTTTGATGAGGTCAACCGGACTTCTATAAATTACATGAGTATATCTATCTGCTTTTCTTAGATCACTTGCATAGTATGATACATAGAATTGATCAATAGGAACAAACTCGGATACAGGACGCTCTAATGCAGCATCGTAATAGGTTTTCTTAAAAGCGGAACCAATAATAGGTAGATGAAACAATAGCCGTTCTGATTCGTCAAAGTATTCCGGCATCTGTTCAGTTAGCTGATAGTTCATAAATTCTTGTACACGGTCAGCTTGTTCCATCTTGTCAGGAGTCTCGCTACCTATTACCTGCGACTTAACTGGACCGGCTGCTGGAAATAATTCAAGCGAAGCCTTTGCCTGAAACTTAACGGCTGATTCAATAAGGAGAGGATGGACAGCGGTACAGGCTCCCTCAAAAGGTTCTGATGCATCTTGAAGCTTTAATCCTAAAAGATCAAAGCCTCGTTCAAACATACTCTCCCATTCACTTCTGGAATCTTTATCAGATTCAAAGTTATCGAAAACTTTATTAGCTATTTCTTCTAGATCATTCTCGTCAATCTTATCTGCTAAGTCCTCAAACCATTCTTTGATATCTGGTTTTGTTGCTACTTCTACACCTTCTTCAAAATTAACAATAACCCCACCATCAGGATCAAGATCAAAACTTACATTCTTTTCTATATCAATAGATGCACCATTACTTGTATCAAGCTCAATAATTTCTGCATCGCCTTTTTGATCAAAGGGGTTTCGTTCAATTGCCATTTTTTCTTGTATCCTTATACTTCAAGTAAAGATAGTTACTTAATTCTTTCCAGTATGATTCAAAAGATGTAAAATCTTTTTGATTTGGTCTGATCAGATTATGATTTATTCCTTTTTCAAAATCCCACACAACGAGTCCTAACATCATTTATTTTGAGTTCTTCACAATTGATGCACCAAAGTAGAGTCCTACAATAGCAGATACTAGATGAGTATCTAGAGGTGTTAAAACTAAACCCCGTAAAGCTTGCCACTTTATAATTTCTTTTCCTTCAGTCAAAAACAAAAAGCCAGGATTAAATTCTGTATAACCTACTGTTACCAAAATATCAGGCCAGAATACTGCTACAACTTTAGGCCAAACAATAATAGCTAATACAGCAGAGATTGCAATAACTCTTCTTGTAATCTGAAATCCTGTATTCTCGTAACGTCTAGCAAGGTCTGTTGCTTTTGATTGTTCTTGTAATCCCTTTATAGCTCTACTAAAGGCTTCTTGTTTTGCCTTCATGCTTTGTGACCAAAGCGCCATAACTCCAGATAATATTCCAGAGCCTAGCATAGTTACAAGTTCTAATGGAAATCCCATTTGGTTACATCCCTTGCTGGTTAGAAAACGATTATACCATTAAACTCTCCAGTATGCAACTTTCTTTTGTCTGCGGGGATTTACATCATCTTCCCAGCTAGGATCATCTGGATGAGTTAGATGCCATGACTCTTTCATGTAATGAACAGCCATAGCCAGAGCGTCTACCTGATCATCATGTCTACCGTTAGGAAAACTTAGCAGTTCTTCAACCAGATCATCTGCCCATTTTTTATTCTGTGGTAGCCACAATCGTCCCGCTTCTAACACTGGACTTGCTGCATATACTCTGGCTACCTTGTCTCTATCAGGTGTGTACTCCAGAATAGGCAAGCCACTTCGTCTTAAATCTTGTATTAGTGATTGACCACTGGCTTTCTTTTCCACAATACAAATATCAGGTCTATACTCTTCATGTAGACTTTGAGCTATCTTTCGGAGATCAGGGTATTCAAATCTTCCTCTAGTATTTCCTAGTAGAATAAGATTACTAGCAATATACTCTTCTCCTTCATAGCTCTCTTCGGGCATCTGAAAGATACCCCATGTTTGAATAACGGAGAAGTCAGCACTACTCTTTGTTGAGAAAGCTGTATCTAATGTTTGAATAACAAAGTCACAAGTGGGAGGATCATCATAGTCCCATCTTTGTATCCATCTCTTTTTTATTATTCCACCTTCTTCTGGTGTAGGATTCTGCATATACAATGAATCCCAGTATCTTGATCCATTACTTGCAATGATCTCTTCTTCATCAACTCGTAATACTTCATCCGGCTTCCACTCAGGAAAATAAGAACTTCCTATGGGTAAGTCCAAAAGCTTTGATGCTTCTTCATCTATCCATGCAGGAATACGAATTACCTCCCATTTATGAGTGGCCTCCATATCCATTACTTCTTGTTGCTTTAATAACCAACCACAAAGATCATCATGGTGGTATCGGGTGTTCACAATTACAATAGCCCCGTTAGGCATGATACGAGTACGCAAACCTGCAGGATACCATTCCTTAATGTACCGCCTACCCGCTTCAGAGAAACTATCTTCCTCTGACATAGCATCATCTAGTATTGCTATGTGCGCTCCTCGTCCCGCAATCTGTGATCTAACACCAGCAGCATAGTAGGTTCCATTAAGATTTGTTTTCCATTTACCTGCCGCCCGTACATCTGATCTTAGCTGGACGTTGGGAAATACATTTTGAAACTGATCAGTGTTTACCACATCTCGAACTGATCTGCCAAAGTCACTAGCTAACTGATCACTATGAGATATAGACATAATCTCATGTGTCGGGTTATTACCTATATACCATGCTGGGAATATCTTGGAGCATATGACAGACTTAGAAGATCGAGGAGGAAGAAAGACCATAAGTCTTTTAACTTCTCCGTCTTTTACTTTCTGAAGTTTATCGGAAAGTAGCTTTATGTGTCTACCCATCTTCCAATCGGATACAAGAGTAGGAGCAACCATACGAACAAAGGACAGAAAGCTATCTTGCGACTCCTTTAGAACAAGATCATCCATTAATGTACTTAGTGTCATCAATGTATTTACAGGATTGTCTTGATCCTTTATGTATTCTTCAGTAATCTCCATAGATACTCTTTAGTATCTCTATAGAGACTCTATAGAGATAACATAAAACCTTTTAAAAAATTATTATTAATAATAAACATTAAAACAATTATTAATAGTAAACGATAATAATAACTAATAACTGTTTGTGAGAATCTATAGAGATTATTATACAGGACTATACTGATTATGTCAAGGTTCCCGCCTAAAATAATTAGGTTTAAATCATCATAGTTTTATATGGATGAAATGACCCTTGTATTTTTGCTAAGTATATGGGGGTAGGGGTATATATATTATATAGCTGAGTCAATTTTTTTTGGTGGGGGGTGGTATATTAAATAATCTCTATAGATTATTTAAAGACATGTGATATATCTGCAACACCCCACACAGAATGTGTGGCATATGCATCACATCCAAGAAGATTCTTACAGAATCTATGAAGATTCTTACAGAATCTTTGGAGATAAAAAGAAATATCACCTTGTAAGGTTTTATTTTTTATATTTAGAGAGATCAAAGTGATCTCTAAAGATAAAAAATAATATTAGATATCAACCAACTAACTACCAAACCCTGACTGTTGCAGTAATGCAACAACTGATGAGATTCGACTAGCCTTTGATGAAAGGCTTGACAAGCTATGATGAAACTAATTAATAATCTATCTAGTGAGTTCTTACGAACTAGCTAGATGATTAATTAAATAACTGGAGAAACCCATGACCAATATCCAATCCCTCAACTTTGACTTCTCTGAGCTAGATGTGGAAGTATCTTCCATGAATGGAGGTTATGACCTTCACAATACAGTTACCGGAAATTATATCACAACTTGTTGTGATCTAACGGAAGCTGAGTATATCCTATCTGCCATTCGTACTGATGTTCTTTTTAAGGCTTGACATGAAACTAATTAATAATCTACTACTTAGCTTTCTTTGAAAGCAGTAGATGATTAATTAAAACAAATTGGAGATATGTAATGTTTGTAACAGATACTCAATGCAACGAAGTTGCAGAGCAATTGTTCACTTCTTTCGAGCATGGTGAACTACATAGCCAAAGCAGTATAAAGGAAGTTGCAAGAGTAGCTCAAGAGCTACTAACTGACAACGGTCTACCCTCCAGATGGAGTCTAGCTTGTGTAATTTCAAAGAAAGCACAAGCTGCATGGAGAGGCACCATCGATCTCACAAAGGAAGGGTAATTAAAAATATTCTAGTAGTCTATCTTAGGATACTAGAATATTGTTAATTATCTTTTA